TCAATGTGGGTGTGGTTATAGAACAGGAGATGCCAGTAATGCCAACAAACACAAGAAAGTAGCGTGTGGGCATGAGATGATTAAGAAAGAGATGCGATTCGTAAGTGAGGAATGCGTTCATCTTGAAAGACCAAGTGAGTTATTGTTGAAAGAATGTTTACAACGTGAGAAAGTTCTACTTGAAGAAAGAGACATCAATATTCGTACGGTGACGGAATTACAGAATACGGTTTACAGACTTAAGAGTTCTCTGGAAAAGATGGCAAAATCGGTTGATGTTATTGACACTGAGGGTGATTTTGACGATACACAACACGCTGGTCTCATATATTTCATCACCGACAAAGACGTTCAAGACCGAGGGAAGATTGGACGAACTAAAAACACGAATGTCAATAAATTGAAAACAAGATACTCTACTTTTGGGAACCCAAGTATATTGTGCTTTGTGTCAACGGATATAAAGAGTGATGAAAATGCTCTCAAGAAACTGATGCGAGATGCCGGGTGTATGAAATCCAATACCGAGATGATTTCAAATTGCGTTGTTGCCAGGGGGGTATTTTACGAGTTCATGACTTCTAGAGTGTCTTGAAACATTTACATACATGTAAAATTCTCAGGAAAATGTATTTAGAAAAAAAGAATAAAAAAAATAAAAGGATATCCCATTTTAGGATATCCCAAAAATTATTTATTAATTTAATATTGGCGTTCTTTACACCATAGACATGGTTGAATATATTCAAGGGGTGTTATATTCATGTGCGTGTGGTTATAAAACATTTACTCCTCACCAGGCATGTAAACACTCTAAAACCAAGAAATGCACTGGTAAAACTATGGAAAAGAGAGACGTTGAATTTGTTTTAAAAGAAGACCACTTGGCAGCACTCGGTAACACATCTCCTACAGGGAATGTGACTACATATAACACGACCAACACAGATAATAGCTCCCACATTGACAACAGTATCGACAACAGCACCCATACCGTGAACATAAATTTGATGCTTCCGGAGAGGACGACCAAGGAAGACTTCATTGAATATCTCGAAACATTGGGTCGTCTGGGGTTTCGAACTCCCGAACAGATAGCGACGATGCCGGGGAAAATGCTGATGTTCACACGAGACGCTAAGAAACTCCCTGGTGCTCTGGTCGAACGAGACAAGAAAATCATAGAAAAGCTTCCCGACGGAACCGAACGTGTAATGGGAAAGAAAAAAGCGATACAAACATACACCCACGAAGCTGTTGATGCATTGTGTTTGAGACCACCTGCTGATGGAATTATTGATTTTTTTGAGACTGAGCGTGGATTTAAACGAACGAAGATATCATTACAGGATGCTGCTAAAATGCGTGTCACAAATCCTCGTGGTTATCATCAAGGAGTGCCTGACGATGTAAAATTTCGCCATCAAAAAATAGAATCGCATACTGAAAAGTATCTTGACAAGATTACAAGTGAAAACAAAACAAATGGATTTCTGTGAGTAAAAAATTGTATTCTTATGTTAATACAATGTCTTCAGTACCTCCTCAGAGACCAAATGTGAACGATAAGTGGTGCGAAGTTTCCACCGAATTCTTGAGACGCTGTATGCACGGAGAAGACCCGGATGCTGTGATAAAAGACCTTCAAACAAGGTATTCTGGTCTAGGCCCTGTGAACCAGGCGTCCCTCAAGAAACTTCTTGAACCCGTGAATCCTCCCACTCCCGATGCCAAGAGGTATTTCGCACCATATGCCGAATGCTGGAATTATTGGGGAGGGTGGAATGGTGCCAAGACGCTCGACAAAATCCCCACTAAGAATGTGACTATCGCTTTTGTGCTGTCTTCGAACGGAACTCCCAAGTTCGACGGTACAATGGATGTCAACACTTTCGTGAGCCAGGCGAAAGCAGTTCAGGCCAAGGGAGGTATCATCCGAATCTCATTTGGTGGTGCTACGGGAACCGAATTGGCTCTTGCTATCAAGGACGTCAATCAACTCGTAGAGGCATACGACAGCGTTATAACTATGTACAATACACGTAATATTGACATGGACGTAGAGGGGAATGCCGCGTCGGATACCACCAGCATCACCCGCAGAAATAAGGCTCTGGCGATTTTACAAACAAAGTATCCAGACCTAAAGATTGATTACACCCTGTCCTGCATGCAACGTGGTCTCGAATCACAGGGAATAAATATTCTCAAGGATGCCAAAGCTCATGGAGTCAAAGTGAATTCCGTAAATATTATGGCAATGTGCTATGGAAATAACGAGAAGCAGATGGGTCAGGCCGCGATTTCTGCTGCTACTGCGACTAAGAAACAGTGTGATGATTTGGGACTCATTTACAATGGGGTTGGAATCACTCCTCAAATAGGAAAGAATGACACGCCAAACGAAACATTCACTATTGATAATGCAAAGGAAGTTATGGCATTCGTGCAAAAAACTCCATGGGTAAATTTCATGTCATTCTGGGCGGTTAGTTTTGATAATGCTCAGAAATCAAAAACTCCTCAGGAACAATGGCAGTTTACTACCATTTTCAATGCTACAAACGCTTAATTATACAAGTTCGACGCGTTTCTTGATATCTTTGGCCAGAACAATAGCCTTTTCGGTAGAATCCGCAAAGGCCTTGGTACCCACAGACTTTAGAACTGCCTCGCGATACAGTACAACATTCTTCCTCATCTGCGCCAGTTGCTCGTCGCCGATGGAGTCAATCAGTTTCTGGAGCTGCTCGCCGGTCTCGATCCCGCGCTTCTTGAGGTCGAAATATGCGCCATCGTGACCCTCTGGGATGAGCTCTTTCAGCTTATCGTATACGTTTCCATAGTACAGAGGAATGCAACCGGCACTCAAAGAATCATAAAACTTTTCAGATACATACCACGCCGCGTCGCAGTTCTCCACCACCAGATCGAATACGAAGTTCATCTTGTGTTCGACAGCCGACTTAGGGTCCTTTGACCGATGCACGTTTTGGAACGTCTTGATGTGCTTTCCATCCGCGATCTCGGCCCAGTTGATTCCAAAGGCTGTAATGTCATTCAGACCCTTGACGAGGTCCTCGCGCAGATAGTCCAGACACTTCATGTGAATACCGTTGATGGCGTATTCTTGCTTTTTCATGAGCTCCGGGCGGCGTTCAAGCACGATGCATGCCGACCTGTCAGTTCCGGCATTGTCACGAAGAAGCACCGCGCGGTCCATGGGGTCGTCCAGGTCTCCGTGGTGACAGTTGTGGGCAGTAAACACAACGTCCTTGCGAGTATCAAGGAGTGGCTTGAAGTAGGTCATCAGGACGTCGAAGTGCTGCGAGAGCCATTGTCCGTTCCACTGGCCGCTGTGCCTGATATTCGGAGATTCCAGAGTGTACACGATCCGGTGAAGGTCGATGCGTTGTGCAAGGAAGTCCAGAGGGATCTCTCCGGGATTGCACAAGCTCACGAGCACGGTGGCTCCGTGGGGAATGTTCGGGAAGTTGGTGAACCCGTTGATAAGATTGAATTTACCCCCATTCAGCCCATCCAGCCCCCGGAGAAGCGTCATCTGCCATTCGTCGAGCGCATAGCTCCTTTCGTTGTACTTGTGGCGCGCGACCAGGAAGTCTTCGGTGGCTTTCTGCGAGAAATGGAAAATGTAAATGTCCTCAAACTTACTGAAGTCGTAACCGAACACCTGGTTTCCGCGCTCGAAGAAATTCCCCGATACGGACAAGCCAGTGGAACCGATGCGATAACCAAGAGAGTGCTTGCGAATGACAGCATGAGGCGCGGACATCAGCAGGTTCTTGCAGAGCTCGCGATCAGGTTCTGGACGACCCCGATCGTCTCTGAATTTAGCATTCCATGTGGGTGCGAGGGTAATCGCGAGATCCCGCTCGATGAGATAACACGACGTATCAATCAGGTAATCCCCCCTGCCTGCAACGGTGTGGGAAATTCCACCGAGAGATTCACAGTTGTCCTTCCCGATGGTGTTGCCGTCTTTGTCGATCAGGTACCGAAGGCAATACGACCACTTATTCTCGGGGTTCTTGACAATGCCCCGCAGGAGGTCGCTGTAATGACTCGGGGTCACGATGTTATCATCATCCAGATACGCGATGTAATCAGATTCTACCAGCCAGGGGACACTGCCAAAAACGCGATGTCCATTCCAGCCACCAGCACCCACGTTTTTGGGAAGGGTGAATTTCACCACGGGGTGGCGATGCTCATACTTGGCAAGAATCATATCTACCTTGGCCTCGTGCTCCTTTCCGTCCACGACGACCCAGTGTTCGATGTTGGGGAGCGCGGAACGTTGGACGCTCTCGATGCACTTATCCAGGAAAGCACCTCCCAGAGTGGGCGTGATTACGGCGATCTTGGGGATCTTAAGAATCCGGCGATGGTGGTTGACAAGATTGTGCATG